TAGCCGGAGCCGTAGCCGGAGCCGGAGCCGTAGCCGTAGCCGTAGCCGTAGCCGTCGCCGTAGCCGGAGCCGTAGCCGGAGCCGTCGCCGTAGCCGGAGCCGTAGCCGGAGCTCACTGACAGGAATGCCTTGACCTTATCATCAAGCGTCATCTCTTCCACTCCTTTACGCCTCGAAGCGACGCAGATGCCGCATCCGTGCATGGGATAATCTGGATTGCCCCCAGCACGGTCATTTCCGGAATCGTCACGGTAAAACGGCAGTTGCCCGGTGCTTTTGTGCCGTCCTTCGCCAGCTGCTCCACGGCACACGCGCCGTCCCAGCTCCACAACTTACGCACCTCGGTCATAGTAACCTCGGAGCCGTTTCTCTCCTTGATCTTGCCAAAGAAAACGCCTGCGCGGTCGCAGCGAACGATATAGTCCTGATTGTTGTTCATGATAAAATTCCTCCTGATTTTTGTTAAAATTTAAAGCTCTTTCTGAGCTTGATCCCGTTGGCCTCTGCCTCCGCCGTAAAGTAGCGGTGTGCCTCGTTGATGTAGACGATTCTGCCGTGTACGGTTCTCAATTTCTCAAAGCTACCCAGTCCGCTCGCGCCCTCAAAGGCCGCGGGCGTCCAGCTGTATGTGTCTCCGATGTTCATGCTTTCTCCCTAATGTCCCCGCCCCATTGCTCCGCCATAGCTTTTGCGATGCCGGGGAAGGTTTTGCTCCTTACTTTTGCCGTACGCGGGTCATTCCATCGCATAATCTTACCAGTCTCGTCTTTTGCATAGTTTGCGCTTGCCCCCACACTGTATCCACCTAGCAAAATATCTCCTGCATCTACAATGCTTGTCGGTCGCAAAGTGGGTAAGCCTTTCGTCCATAGGCAAGTCTTTTTTCTTGCGTGGTGCCCAAATTCATACGGCTGGATAATACAATCAGGCTTACGATAGTGTGTAGACATATATCCGACCGGATTTTCTACCGCGATTTTACAAACGTTGGCATTTACAAAGGCCAGGAAAAACGCCGCAGCTTCTTCCCGCAACTGCAACCGTCTGACCGCCTTTTCCCCATATCTTTCCGTGTTAAACCAGCGATTCCCGGTAACAGTTAGGTATGTGCACGGCGGGTGCGCGATCAGCAAGTCCCATTTGCCGACGTCATGCGTCTCCCCGTCCATTGTGGTCACTTCCCCCCCATCGATGGCCTTGAGCGCATCGCCCAGAATATGCCACTCAGGGTGCCCGCCGGACGGCTCCTGAATGTCGCAGGAATACGCCTCGTGCCCCAATGCGCGGAACGCTTTGCATACCTCCTGCGATTCCTCGCAGGCAACCAGAACTTTCATCTTCTCCCCTCACATTCCCCGAACAGCTCCCGGAACGGTTTCCCGGTCAAATCCTCCAACGCGAGAAACGCCCTCACAGTCACGTCCACGTCGCCCTTGACGTACCGGCTCACGTTGGTCGCCGAAATCCCGGTCACTTCGGCAAGTGTGGTCTGGTTGTAGTCGGTCTTCTCCAGCGCCGCTTTGAGGACCGGATACGGGCAGCGCTCCCATGGGGTCTTGCTCATAACGAATCGGCTCATGTCATTCCCCTCCTAACAGCGCCGCGATGGACACGTCCAGCGCTTCGGCGAGATAGAGATACGTCGTGACTATACCGTATCGCTCGCCGCGCTCGATGGACGAGATTGTGCTGTCTGCGACGCCTGACTTCTCCGCAAGTTCTGTCTGGTTCATCCCTCTCATCAGACGCAGGGCTTTCACCTTCTCGCCGATGCGTTCCTCGGTCGGAATTCCGCTTTTCCCCTCGTCATCCTCCCGTAAAAAGTCGAGCAGGTTAATGCCGACGGCGCGGCATATCCGTTCGCACAGCGGGATAGTCGGCATGATGCGCGCCATCTCGTAGTTGCACAGCTGACCTTGCTCAATTCCACACATGGCGGCAAAACTCGCTTGGCTCATGCCAGCGGAAGTTCTCAGCCCACGGATCCGCTCCGCAGTGTCTTTTGCATTCATCTTTTTCGCCCCCTTTATTTTCTCAGTTTCTGCCCGCGCCGCGTCTTGAACTGGCGCGCGCCCAAATAATCATCTTTCTCCTGCGCTTCCCGCTGCTCTTCCTTCCGGGCAGCGCGGTGTTTTGCGATATCCGCCGCGTAGTACGGGCAATGGTCTTGACAGCCGGGATACCGCGTCGGCGGCAGGCAATGCAGGCAATGCTCAAAGCTCATCGGTAAACTCCCTTGCGCGTCGCGATTTGGTCAGCGTTACTATCGTGACCGGCGGCTCATTCGTGTATCTTTTCCTCGCCGCAATATTCCATATCGCCGCATCATCCGGATACGCATACCCGTTGAGCGCATCCATGACGGCCTTGACGATGTTGTCGAGGTCTCCGCGCTTTAGGTATGGGGCTAACTCCATTTCTGCTCTGCGCTCTTTTGGCGTCCCCTTCTGGATGGGGAAGTACGCAATAACATCAAGTTCCAGCGCGTCTCCCGCGGCAAACGGCATCACGTTTTCCCTCTCCCACGCCGCGCGTATGGCAGCCTCGTATTCCCGCGTGCTCTTTGGCGTGTAAGTACCATGCCGCGTGACGCGGGGCCTGCCCTTCGGGACGGGCCTGCCGTCAACAAAAAAATGCACGCTTTCTGCCTGCCGCCGTTCCCTGCTCATCGCCTTGCGCACCTGCTTCTGCGCCTGCGGCCCGAGTCTCGCGAGGTCAGCTGATGTCAGCGCCATCGTCGGCCTCCCTGATTCGCACTGGCAGGACCATTTTGACGTCCTCGTGGTTGGTTTTGATCGTAATGGGCCCAATTGGACCACGGAATTCCAGAATAGCAGGCTGCTTGAAGGCGCCGCCGACGCTGGCCTTTGCCGCCTGCAACGCCGAGAGAAGATACTCGGCATTCACGCCGATACGGAATGTCGGCTCATTGGGCAGGGTTTTTTCCCAATCCAGAAACTTTCCAACCGGCTGAACAAAACCGAAGATGCAGCCGAGGCATTCGATCTCAACCACGCTTTCCGTCTTGTCCCGTTCTTTCAGCTCCAAGCGCATGGAATTACCGCGTGGCAGGCGGATACTCGGCTTGATGTAGCAATCGAAATCCTCTTCGACCTCGCAACAGGTCGCGCGCTCCACAAAAAGCCGGAAGCCGTCTGTGGCGATAGCCGTAACCGCCTTGTTCTTCTTGCGAAATTCCAGCCGGATATTCTTGTACATCGGCCGTCTCGCGCTCGCTGATACCGCGCCCTTTACGGCGGCGATGATCGTGTTGAACACGTTGGTGTCCATGATAGCCAGTCTCATTCCTCTTCCTCCTTTGCGCCATTGTGGTCGCACGGGTCGTCCCGCAGGCCAACCGCAATATGCATCACGTTCTTCTCATCGACGCGCTGGTGAATCTCATATTCCCCAAGCAGCGGGTTCACCTTCGGCCTTTCGAGGTGGAGCGCCTTCATGCGTGGGATATCTTCTCCCGTGTCAGGGTCCTTCACTGCCTCACCGTAGGCAAGCGCGATCTGGATGGTCCAAGCATCGAACGCCATGCGCAGCTGGTCCAGCCCCTTCATATCCTCCCGCAGTTTTGCATTCGCTTCCATCAGCTCGCCGACTTTTTTCTGGTATCTTCCGAGCTCGTGCTCAAGCCGTTTTACCTTGTCTCTGTTTCTTTCGCTCATCGGTTCTCCGTCCTTTCGTAGTGCAGCGTCAGCGCCCGGGCGATCGGGCAGCGCCGCCATTCTTCGTTGGCGCAGTAGCGCCGCGTGTATTCGTCCAGTTCTTCTTTCGGCAGTTTGACTTGTGCGCCCTCGCAGTTGAGATAGTCGCGGTAGTCCCGCGAGTAAAACGGGCACTTGAAAATGCCCCCGCGATACCCGCTCACGGCGCACCGCCTGCCAACACCGATTTGACGTGCCTCATGCGCTGATTTGCCTTGTCGCGTCTCATGCTATCGCCCTTGAATACCAGCGGCGTGCACATCTCGAGGATGCGGTCATAGATGCGCTGATAGGTCATGTCTTTCGGCCTGCACAGCTCGTCAAGCGTCAGATTCGTGGTGACGATCAGTGGCTTTTTGGCCTTGTACCGCTCGTCAATGACCGTGTATACCGTTTCCATCGCATACTCACTGCTGCGTTCCGCGCCGAGATCATCGATCACCATCAGCGGGTAATAGTGCACCTGCTCGATGATTTCCTGCTTGTCGTATCCCGCGTTGAGGATTCGCGGAAAGCTCGTAATCATCGCTGGAATTCCGCGATCAATCAGCTCGTTGGCGATGCAAGCCGCCGCGAAGGTCTTGCCGTTACCGGTGTTTCCCCACAGCAGCAACCCATTGTTCTCGCGCCGCATATCGTCCCACGCGTCGGCATAGCGCTTGCATTTGACGATCTCGTCACTCATCGTTGCCGTGTCGAACCGGCACGCCGTCAGGCTCTTGTCGCGGATTCCGTCAGCACGCAGCGTTTCGATTCGCAACCGCTTCTCGCGGTCAGCACGTGCTTTCTTCTCCGCCTCGTACTCTCGCGCCGCGCAAGCGCACTGACAGCCGACAAGGCGGACGTTCCCGCCGATGGGGATGCGGCACTGCTTCGGCGTATTGCAATGGCCGCAGTACAGCAGCCCGTCTTTCTCGTAGTCGACCAGATCACGTACAGGCTCGGCCTTTTTCGCGATGCTGTCGATCAATGCGTCAACGTTCATAGGCTTCCCTCCGTGTTGCCGTAGTCGTAGACAAACGGCTTATTCTGCAGGGCTTTGCCTCCCTTGTCCTGCTCTCTGGCAAGCCAAGCGGTGATGAAACGTTTAATCCCTCCGCGAGTTTTACGCTTGGTAGGGTTTGCATCGCACCACCCCGCCATGTTTCTAAGCTGCTGTAAAACGTCGACGTTCGGATAGAGCTGCGACCATTTGGCCCTGTCATTCTCCGACACGTCAAAGAAAGTCCCGTCATTTAGCGGCAAAGAAATCACCGGAGGCGCGTCAGCCGCTTGCGGCTCAGCGCATAATATGTACTCTTCTTTACTCTTCTCTACTCTACTTTTCTCTACTTTACTTTGTTCCGAAATGTCAGCATTTTTTGAAAGAATGTTTACATTTTTCGCTTGAATGTCAACATTGGTCAAAATTTGGGCGACATCGACCAGAAGGATGTTGTAATCGACTTCAAGAACTTTACGGCGGCTGACTGCCTCGAAGTAACGCGTCTGTATCCCTTTGGACGTCAGTACACGGTACTTGTCATATTTCTCTTTGTCGAACATCCCTCGTCTGATAGAAGCCTCTACTATTTCGGAAACGACGCTCCCACCCAACCCGACCTTGCGGGCGAACAAAAGCGCAACCTCCTCTGTCCATTCAATGTAGTAACCCGCCTTGCCGTAAATTTCTTGCAGCAAGTGAACGACTACACCAAATCCTGTCAAGCCAAATTCTGCCTCTATCAGTTCAAACTTTGCATCCAATACGACATCAAGCGGAAAATAATCAATCCCGCTTTTTGCCATGTGCTCACTCCTTGTACGGGAACAGGCAAATATTCGTTTCGTGATCCGAAAGAATATCGCAAAGGATTTCTGCCTCTCGTTGGCTTAGCCCATTGATGCGGATAGCACTCGCCGTGGGATCATCCAGATCCGCGACGCTTTCGCAGTCATAAATCAGTGCATCGTATAGCATCTTCATCCCTCCAATCAGAACGGCAGCTCGCCGTCGTCCTCGCTGACCTCGGAAAAGCCGCCTGCGGCGCTCTCTACGGCGTATTGCGGCGCGGCAGTATCGTTACCCTCCGAGCGCCTGTTGTCTGCGAAATACACGCTGTCAGCCTGCACCTCGTAGCTTCTGCGGTTGTTGCCGTTCTTGTCCGTCCAGTCGCGCATCTGTAAGCGCCCCTCAACGCCGATCATGCGGCCCTTGTCGGCGTAGCTGCAAAGGACTTCCGCCGTGCCGCGCCATGCGACAATATCGATCCAATCCGTCCCCGCGTCCTTGCCGTTGCGGTCAACGGCAAGGGGGAAGGATACAACGGATACGCCGCTGTTCGTCTTTTTCAGCTCCAAGTCACGCCCGATGCGTCCCATCAGGCACACGCGATTCATGCTCACTGTGCGTCACCGTCGCTTTCGATGACCTCGCCGGTCGCCTCGTCCACGGTGTAGTTTTCGGCCTCGATGGTTTCCTCTGCCTGCGCATCTGCGGCGATCACGTCGGCAAGCTGTTTGCCCGCGTCGCGCGTCTGGTAATCGATGGACATAACGCCCCACTTGCCAATCAGGATACGGTAGACAGTCTTGCGTGCCATAGCGTCCCAATCATCGCGCCAGCCCTTACCCTGATATTCACCTTTGCGGAATTTCTTTTCATGTGCGGTGATGGCCTTGACGCTCATGTATACGGTCTTTTCCGCGCCGTTGATAAGACGGTAATAACCGACGTATCCGATGATAGGAAGCGCCTCGCGCGCGTCCTCGTCCTCCACGAAATCAATGTCAACCTCTTCGGTCAGACGGTTATAACTCTTCAATTCGCCCTCACGCACGTCCACGACGTTGATGGTCTTGTATGCACCCGTGCGAAGTGCGAGCTGGTGCATACCTTTCCAGCCGAGAATGAATGTCGCTTCCATCTTTTTTGCGCCAATATCCTTCTTGTAGTTCTTGAATGGCACAATGTAGGCATAGCCCAAACTCGGGTCGATGGGGAGATCAAACATCGCCGCTTTCAGCGAGGATTGAATGACCGTCATCGGGGATTCGTAAAAAGCCTGCTGCAAATTCTTGTCTGCATTGACCATCGAAATGATGGACGAAATAAACTGTGGCGCGCGCTTGCCAAGCAGCTCGTCAAAGCGCTTGCGCATGCCGTCGCGGTCAAGCAGATCGTTCACCAACGCCGTGACGGATGCCTGTTTCTGCTGCGGTGCTTTCTGCATCGCCTGCGCGTTCTGAATCAATCCTTCCTTCATCTTTCTTTATCCTCCTTCACCGCAAACTTGCGGAAATTTGTCGTTTTGTAGTATCTGCTCAAGTCCATGTCTGGGTGATCCTTGGCAAACGCCCTCGCATCGAACGTCTGGCGGCTCTGCGCCTTCCAGTCGACCGTATAGCGCCCGCAGTAGCCGCGCTCATTGTCACCAAGGTCGTTCATGAGCTGCTGTTTGATGGCGTCCGCGCCCTTCTCGATGGCCTTTTTCCGGCTCATCAGGTATTGATACTGCTCGATCAGTCTCTCGCGCCCAAACAGCTCGACTTCTCCGCCGCCGCCCTCGTAAATGGTTGCGATCGTGTCGGTCGTGCTCTCCATACCGTCCATCGGCGGCGGGCTGTCAGCCTCCACGTAGTCGTGCCAGAAGTCCGCGGCGCAGCGTTTCAACGCTGCAATCTCGTCGGGGCTGACATACACGCTGCTCTCGCACCATCCGGGAACATAGTCATCGGGGACGGTCGTGATCTGGTAGCAGTAAAAGCCCTTGCCCAGCACCAGCGCCGCCAAGAACCAGCGTTCCCACCCCGTCACGGCGAGATATGTCACGCACTGCGCGTAATAGCTCTCGGGGAATTCGCCAACTGCATAGCGCTTCATGTTCAGCGCATTCGCGGTCTTGCATTCAAGGCCCGCGTGCCAACCAGCCGGTAACACCATACGGTCAATGTTCGCATGTAGGCACGGAGCCTCATCGTTACGCAGGATGTAGTTCACCTTGCGGACACGCAACCCTGTTTTTATCTCGAATCGAGTTGCGACGTAGCCCTCGAGGTCTCTCCCGATTCGCATCGCCTCGTTTTCCGGCTCTTCGTCAATCCTGCTGGTCTTCTCCGCCCATACCGTGTAGGGCGAACGGTATTTATTCAGGCCCAGCACCGCGCCCATGTCGCTGCCGCCGAGGCTCTTCTTGCGCTCTTTAAGCCACTCCTCGCGGCTCATCCCGAGCGTCGATATCTTCTGCATCTTCATCTTTTTGCTCCTTCAAAAATTCGCTCCCGCAGTACGGGCAGCTCTCTACGCTGTGCAGCCATACGCCGCGCTCGCCGTCGAGGTTTTCCCGTACCAGCGTTTCAACGGCGTCCTCAAACACCGCGCCGCAGGATTCACACCGATACATCACTCCACCTCCCAATATGCCATCGCGCTCTGCACGCCGAAATAGCGCGCCGCCTGATGGTCATTGAAAAACACGTCGATGTGGTTGCCGTTCACGCCGCCGCCGCAGTCCTCAGCGATGTACTCGCGCTGCGTGCCGTCCGGCCAGATCAGCAGGACGCGCGAGCCGTAGGGGATCACCTTCGGGTCAACGGCGATCGTGCGGCCCTCGGTCGCCCAAGTGCCGGTCGCGGTGTAGCCGCTTGCCCACTTGCCGCAGCAGCAGCGCCCGGGGCAATAGGCCGTGAGCGTAAACTCGCCGAGAAACACGTCGTTGCACACCGCGCTTTCAGTCGCGGGAATGTCCCACGCGGGGTCATAATCCTCTGAGACTACCGAGGATTCCTCGGGGCTTGCTTCGACCGCCTGCGCGCTGGTGGCTAAGATGGCGACCACGATCAAGATGACCGTCGCGCCCAGGCACGCCGCCGCAATCAGCGCCGATTCATCGGCCTTGCGCTGCTCCCTCGTGCGCTTGTCGTGCCATCTCATCGTCTGCACCCCCTGTCGATATACGGCAGCAGCTCATACAGCACCTTACACACCGCGCACGCGCCGATGACGGAAAGCCCCGTCGTGAAGTCGCAGCCGTTGAGCGCGATCACCGCAGCGGCGATGCCGCCGAAAAACAACGTGTCGATCATGCCTCCACCTCATATCCGAGAAATTTCAGGAACGAAAGCCGCGGGATGACCGTGATCGTTCCGATGCGGCTGACCGGAAATCCGAGCTGTTCGGGGTGGTCTTTCGCCGCAATGCTGATCGAATAGGGCTTCCGCCCGAGTACCGGCGCGATATCCGCCGGGGTCAGCACTGGCTTGTCCGATGCAAGCATTTCTTCCACCGTCATTTGCGCGCTCCTTCCTCTCCAAGAAACTTCTGAATGAAATACTGCTGGCCTTTGCCGGTGACTTTCGTGGTCTTGCTCACCGTCACCGTGCCGTCAGAATGGGTGATCGCCGTTTCCTTAACGGTGAAAAGCCCCAAGTCCATTGATTTTTGTGTTGGCATATTGAAGTCCGTGCCGTTCCGGCGAATCAGATAGCCGTTTTCGCGCATCCAACGGAACAGTCGGTGCTGCCCGATGTCAACGCCGTTTTGTTTCAGCAGCTTCGCCAGCTCGCCGACGAGGATCGAAGTCTTGCTTGCGCTGACCGCATCGGCAAAAAGCACCTTCGGCGCGTCGGCCTCGACCTTGCTTTCAAGCCGCTTGAGCTTGTCCCCTGCGATTTGCAGCGCGCGGGCCATGACTTTCTCCGGGCTGTTCCAGTCCTTTTCGATTTGAAGAAAATACTGGCGAGCCTGCTTGCCCTTTTCATTGCGCTGGATCATGCAAAGCTCTTTCGCCATGTCGATGGTGAGAACCGCATCATCAACCGTTCGGGTGACCATACGTCCGCCCTCGTTTTGAACCCGCTCAATTTTGAGTAAGTTGAAATCATCGCCGTCGGTGAAGCCATACTCGCACATTCTCGGGAACCAGTCGTTATACCTTGCCCCGACCTCCAAGAAGTCGTGCAGGTCTCGCGCAGAGACCGCCGGGCGGTCATTGTTGTAAGTGATCTTGATTAGCTCGTTCATCTTTTGCGCCCTCTCTTCTCTTTCAGCAGGTCATCCACCGTTACCCCGAAGTAATCAGCGATCTTTTTCACGGTGTCCACCCTCGGAATTGACCCGTAAGTTTTCCAACCGCCAATCGTTCCGTTGCCGATTCCGCATTGCACTTCAAGCTGATGGATGCTTACTTTTCGCTCCCGGCATAGCCGCACAACATTCTCATAAACCAAAGTTTTATCCCCCCTCCCATTTGTCCGGTTCTATAGAGGATTTAGAGAAAACCCTTGACATTCGATAGACAATAGTCTAAACTATGCTTTGCTACAAACATTTTAGACGCCTTTTATAATCTGAGCTTCCTCTAAATCTGCTCTTATTATATAGGCGTTCCTCTAAAATGTCAATACCTTTTTAGGCATTTGCCTAAAAATAATTTAGAGGTTAGTTCTATGACCAGCGTTGAAAAAGTAAAAGAAATCTGCAAGAAAAGAAAAATCCCAATTTCGAAGTTAGAAAAAGACCTTGGATTCGCAAATGGGTATGTCGGTCAGTTAAAAAAGGGAACATTCCCCGGTGACCGGTTGGCAGCTATATCAAAATATTTGCTTGTCCCAACTGAGTATTTGTTGGGCGAAGAAGAGGAAGAATTTTTCCCCGACGAGGAAAGCCGTGCAATATGCGCCCAAATTGTCGCAGCATTTTCTAAAGACGAAGCTCTCGAAAAGACTTTTCTGATTCCGGATGGAATAAAGAAGGAAATATGGAACGGTACATACAAATTCAGCAATGTGACCTATCCGCAATTTGAAAGCATTGTCGGAAGGAAAAAAGAGACCGCCGCCCCGAAGGGCAACGGCCTTTCCCCGATGGAATCTCAGTTGATGGAATACGTCCTCGCACTTACGGACGATCAAAAGAAGATGCTGCTGGCACAGTTGCAGGCGCTAAAGAATCAAGAATGATTCGTTTCTGTTCATCGCTGAGATCGCGGAACGCCTGTAAGATTTCGCTGTCGATGTCTTTCATCTATGTATCCTCCGTATGTAAATAGTTTCACTTATCATATACCGCGCCGAGGTTCATTTCACCACGGCCGCCAATCACGGAAATGGGAATATACAACGACCCGCAGTATTTTGAAAAGCGTGCGTATTTCCGCCGCCGGAGATTCAAAAAAATCATAGAATTGATTTGCACGATAATTCACCACGGAAAATAAGGAGAATTTGCTTATGCAATATGCAATAGCGATGGCATTGCCCATCTGCATAATTGTAATGATTTTCTGGCAAGAGAAATTATCATCGTACGAGAATTACGACAGCCTAAAACAGTATATAGACGGGTGTCTTCTTGTAATAAGTGACTTAAACGAATGGGTAAATGACAGTTTACCCGAAGGAATGAAACTCAGTGAAAATTCCGAAACTCATTGTGAAGTAATAGCGGACGAATACCGATTTGCAATGCTAAGATGGTATTTCAAAACAAATTCATGGAATGCTGTCAAAATGGAAAACACGTATTTAGAAGAAAACATTTGGATTCGCTACAGGGAATTCCTTGATTTCTTAATCAATCGAGCCGGCATATCTGGAAGCTTTGGGCAGTTCGATCAATACCGCGTAACTGTAGATTGCAGCAGGAATTTATCTGATTTTGGGATTGACCTTTATAAAATTATATATGCAACATCGAAAGCCGCATCTGAGTTCGGAATGCCGGAAGTTTATAACGAAAAAAGCGATAAGTGGTTATCTGTTATAAAAGCAGGAGAAATATAAAAATTGTTATAGTTGCATGTTGGTAATCGCCCCGCCCTCGCCGTCTCTGCAACACCGACGAGGGCGGGTTTGCAGCAGCGGGGAGCGGTCGCCGCTGCTTGCTTTGACCTTATCGCGCTTTACCTTACCACTTCAATACCAAGACTTTGCAACACGACGGCATTCGACCGCGTTCGACAGACCCACTTTTGGCACCCCAAACGGGCAGAAAACGGAAAAGTTAAGGTGATGTAAATGAACATTCAAGAGCTGTGCAGAATCCGTAAAGAAGAACTGAAACTGACTTACCAGGACATTTCCGACGCTTCCGGCGTGCCGCTGTCCACCGTCCAGAACTTTTTCTCAAAGCTGTCGAAAGCCCCGTCCATTTACACCGTCGCGCCCATTTGCAAGGTACTCGGCATATCCCTTGATGAAATATTCGGAATTTCCGAACACTTGACGCCGACCGAAGAAACCTTGCAGGCGCGAAACGATGAGCTGGAACGCCACGTGGACGCAAAAGCAGACACGATCGAGATCATGCGGCGCGGTGTCCGTATCCGAAACGGCGTGATTGCTATAATGTTCCTCATCATCGTTTTTCTCACTGTGTGGTGCGTGTACATTGATTTTCATTGTATAGATTACGGATTTTGGAGGGGCTGACATGGCGAATTGCATCAAATGTAAAGCAGCGCTGCCGGATGGCGCGCTGTTTTGTCCTATGTGCGGCAAAAAGCAAGCATCTGTCGACCGAAAAGCCACAAAGCGCGGCAACGGGACGGGGACGGTCTATAAACGTGGCTCTTCATGGGTAGCCGAAATCACCAAAGGCTACCGTGAAGAAGACGGCAAGCTGACCCGCGTGAAAGCGAAAAAATGCGGCTTCCGCACAAAACGAGAAGCCTTAGAATATATCCCCATGCTGCGGACGCAAAAGCCCCGTGAAAAGGATATCACTTGGCGCAAGGCATATGAGCTTTGGTTCCCAACGCATCGCGCCGACAAGTCCACGCTGAATTGCTACGCCGCTGCCGAAAAGTATTTTGCACCAATCGAATTTATGAAACTGGCCGCGGTCGAGATTGATGACATCCAAGAATGCATTGATGACTGCCCGCGCGCCAAGCAGACGAAAAAGAATATGCGCACCGTGTGCAGCCTGATCTACAAGTATGCCGTTCCGCGCGGATACGCCCCTATGAGTATGGCCCCGTATCTCACCGTCACCGGTGAAAACGCTGCGCCGCGAGCGAGCTTTGATGCCGACCAGATCAAGAAGATAAAAGAGGCGTGCGACGTAATTCCATACGCCGACTATATCTACTGCATGTGTTACCTCGGCTTCCGCCCTACAGAGTTTCTCGGCCTGTCGATTGATAACTACGATAAGAAAGAAAAGGTGCTTCGCGCTGGTATCAAGACCGAAGCGGGCAAGAATAGAACCGTCACGATCTCGCCAAAGATTCAGCCCATCATTGACCGGATGGCGAAAGACAAGATATCCGGCGCGCTATTCTGTAACGAAGAAGGAAAAGCATTCAGGTATGACTATTTTCGCGACGAGGTTTTCTATCCCACATTAAAGGCAATCGGCATTGACAATCCAATCGAAAACAAGCGGCACAAGTATTCCCCCCATACATGCCGCCATACGTTCGCGACGCTGATGAAAAACATTCAGGCATCGGACAAGGACAAACTCGAGCTGATTGGTCACGCAAGCCCCGAAATGCTGCGGTATTATCAAGATGTTAACATCACCGACCTTCGAAAAATCACCGATGCAATATAATTTTTCTGTTACCCCCTCGTTACCCCCATCGAACGATTTCCCGTTGATATTCCGTCGTTTTTCGGTGACTGGGGGTCAAGAGGCCGTGAGTTCAAGTCTCGCCACTCGGACCAAGAAAACCTCGAAACCATTGCGGTTCCGAGGTTTTTTCATATTTAGACTATTCTGGCAAATTCTCGATTATGCCCAATATTTCTATCCTGTTACCCCCGCAGTTACCCTCGCATAAAAGGCCTCTACCCATTGCGGGCAGAGGCCTTTTGGGCTAATAGTGCATCATTTTTTAGGCTCGCTCATCCCTCGCGAAACATCCCTTGCATCGTCCGAACCTCGGCAGCCCTCTCAATCTGCTTCCTGTGCAGATAGTCATAGAGGCCCTTCATGCCCTCGGGCGGCTCGCCGTGCTCCTGCCGGTACTTCTGGATGACGCCGGCGACCTCGGCGTGGAGCATCGTCATGTGATGCATCTCTTCGCCGGAAAGCTCGTAAAACGTCTTCGCAAGAGCGGGGCATTCGTCCTTGTACTCGAGGGCGCATTTCGCGTACTTCATCGCGTCCTCGATTTCCTCGTCGACCATCGCCGACAGTTTTTCAATGAGTTTCATTTTCTTCCTCGCTTTCTGCAGCTTCGACATTATTTATGGCATTAGCAAATAGCAGCAAAATTATCCCGAGCAGCAGAGCATCTGAATCGTCGTTCACAGTTTTTCGACCGTGACCGCAAGGTTGTTGACGACCGATGCCACGCCGTCGAGCGCCAGCGACAGAAGAGAGCCGTCACAGCCGCAGGCGTTACGAATAATAGCCGTAATAGTGAGGTTTGCCACGCCGTTTGCTGCGACCGTCTGAGCTGCCGTAGCGCCGATGATGGCGACGCCGTCCTTCTGTGCGGTCAGGCTGACCGTACCGGCAGCCGTGGGCGCGACTGTCGCGCTGACATTGACAAGGTAATAGCCCTGCCCACACAGTGTAATCGCGTTGCCGTCCTGACGGATGTTGCAGCCATAGCGGCGCGTCGTCGAGCCGACCGGCACGATGCCGCCGACCGCAACGGTGGGATTGCTGACGTTGGTCGTGTAAATTGCAGACTTACTCATATTTTTACCCTCCTAAAAAATTAAAAAGCGGAGCAGCTGTTGCCGCCCCGCTTGCCTCGCCGAAATAGGGCGTCAGATGTTGCCGTTGCCGCAGCCGCAGCCACAGAACGGGGAGTTGCCCGCGCTGTAGGTGTAGCCGCTGGGATAGCGCACGACACCGCACATCTGCTCGCGCAGATAGAGCTGGTTGTTGGCCTGCTCAAGCTGTGCGATGCGGCCTTCGAGCTGGCTCTTTTCGAGCGCTGCGAATTTAGCGTCGATGTTGGCGTTGATGGCGTCAAGGCCGCGCTGCGTGGTGCAGCAGCAGTCTGCCATCTGGCGCTGGATGTCGTTGCCGGTCTGCATGATGGTCATGTTCGTGCCGTTCTGCGCGAGCGCGACTTCCTTGCCCAGCTGGCCGATGCCGCCCTGCATCTCGTAGCCGAGATTGCAGATGCCGTTGCCGATGTTGGTCAGGCGGTCGTTCAGCTGGCCAAACTGCTGGCCGAAAAGGATCTCCTGCTGCGATGCGGCCGTGGCGTACTGGCCAAACTCGCCCTGGCGGTTCCATCCGTTGCCGCCAAAGCCAAACATGAAGAGGAAGAGCACGACAATGAGGAACCAACCGGAGCCCCAGCCGTTCTCATCGTTCGCACCGCGGGTGACCGCGGCGATATCGCTGAGAGACATACCACTATCCATGTGTCAAAACTCCTTCCTGAAAGAATTTTATAAATAAACCGTTGCGCACCGGCTTATTTCAGAAATTGCACGAACTCCTTTGCCGGTTCCTGGAGCTGCTGGAACTGAGCCTGAGACATCTGCCCAGACTGTAAAAGGCGTTCAATCTCCTGCTGCGCTTTCTGAGGCGTCATGCCTCTTGCGAACTTGCGGAATTCGCCGATCATCGCAAGGGGATTATTCGGTCTTGCCGCCCTTTGACTTCCCATCAGGCTTTCCAGCAACGGATTGCTCATTGACGATTCCCTCCAATCTGGTCAGGCGTTCTTCGATGCTCGTGAGGCTTGCTGCGCTCTGTTTGGGCTTTGGCTCGTAAGGCGTCATCAGATATGGTGTCTTCGACTTGTACCCTGCGTCATCTGTTTTGACATACCAGCCGATCAGCACATCCGACCGAGAGATATCCATCGCGATCAATTCGCTGCGCGGGGCCATCCTGAGAGCATCCACGCCGTTTTCTCCGTTCACGCGGGTAATTTGACCCGCAAAGCCTTGCATCGCTCCTGCGCCGTTCTGTGGGCTTGCAGGGGCATATCCGCCATAGGGGTTATAGCCCATTGGCTGCGGCTGATAAGGATTGCCAAAGTATCCCATGCGCGCACCTCCTTTTGTTGTCTCAATGATAACGAAAAAGAGGCCCCGCAAAGAGCCTGAAAAAGGTCTTTGTAGGGTCTCTTCTTTATGTGTTTTTTGATACCGTCCGCGATTTTGCTGTATGCCCGGCGTCGTCGCGTCTTCACGTACTCCGGTGAGACGTGCAGTGTCTCCGCGACTTCGACGCGGCTCTTCCCGCGCACATCGCATTCAATAAGGCAGTACGCCTCATCCTGCGGCAGCTCAAACGATAAGATATACGCCACGGCTCGCTTGGGAGCCATAGAGGATAATCGCGCGCGGATTGACCTGTGCTGACTGTCCATGCCCCGTGTGGGACGTTGCAGAGCGCTTGCGCGTGGCTTTCGCCGTCCGTGCTCCTTCCTGTGCCCAAATCGGACACCGTTATTTTGTCGCTCTCTGGATCATCGTCGCGGCTTCCTGCCGCGTGATAAGCCCCTGCGGGGCGCTGCCATCCGTGATGCCCGTAGCCTTTGCCGCCGCCCAGTCTTTCGCCGCCCACGTGGAGACGGGCTTCGTGCGCAGCTGCGCAAGGTAAGCGTCCATCATCTTGTTAAACGTTGCCTGATCCATGTACTCCTCCATTTCCGGCGGGTACTTCCCCGCCAAAATCATGCGCCCTGTGTATCGCATATGGTCGTCCCACTGGAAATGCGGTCGGTCGGGGAATTTCTTCCAGTCGCCGCCCCACGAAAAGCCGACATGCTTGCCGATCTGCCCGCAGCGAGCGAAGAACGACGGATCGTCGTACTCATGCCCCTTGACGTTTTTGCAGATGTCGAACGCCAGCCCAGCTTTGACGCCGTGGAACGTCGGGCGCGTCGCGGTCTTTGCCGCGTAGCCGTTCGCGGCAAGATAACGCTGGTACTCGGCATCCCTGACCGTCTCCGTCACGAGTACGGGAAGCCCCGCCTCCTTGCAGAGGTCGAGGAAGATAACGCAGTTTGCGCGCACGTCCGCCCGCAGGTCGGCGATGTCCCTACTGTGATACATCGCCGTGCTCCTTTTTGTAGTTGGCGCTGGATACGCCGATGAGCGCGCCGATAAACAGTGCCACGGCGCTGATGGTGGTTGTGACCTGCTCTACATACCCCCAGCCCCAAACACCCGCCAGCGCGGCGTAGAGGCCGGAGCAGGCGGGCAGTACGATGAGCACGAGCCACTTGAGCACATCGTACACCTTGTTACTCATTTCAAACTTCATTGTTCTTCTCCTTTCGTTTTCGTCCAACGATAATTTCCACCAGTGTCAGAAGCCCGGTAAAGGCTTCAATGATGCCGCCCGTACCCAGCAGGTACGGGAAGATGTTGTCCCACTGCCACCCCTTGATGCTGTAAAAGATGACCGTGTAGATCACAAAAGCGGCGATGAAAATGCCAACGATAATCAAAATGATGTTCCTCGTTCGCAATTTCGATGCCTTTTTGATAAGGCGCTTCATCCGACCGCCCCACTCAGTAGCCACGCGATAAACGCGCCCGCCAACGCTGCGAGAGCCTTGTCGACCAGACTGTCCCAGCGTTTCCCGGGCTTGCCCGTGATGGCCTTTACGTCCTCTTTGATCTCTTTGACGTCTCCCTCGACGGTCTCCTGCTTGGTCGCCAGCACTTCCACTGACGTTGCCAGCCTGTCAAGCGCCGTTTGGTGCTCCTGCAGCTCATTGATTCGATGCGTATTGCTCTTGCACCGCGATTCGATGAGCGCGATTGCCGCGTCGTCGTAGTGCTTTGCATTATCCATTTTTCACGCCCCCTTATTTTTATGGTGTTCTTCATTGAGCCTATCATGCCGCTTCCGCAAATTCACCACGGGGCAAAAGAACCTGTCGGACCACCGACAGGTTCTTTTTCTTTACGCCGCTTTCTTCCGCATGATTGCAAGCTGCTCGTCCACCCGCGCGCGGTTCCAATGGCGAATGCTCTTCCCGACGCCGAAGTCCTCAAAGAGGGCTGCACGCTGTTTATCGGAAAGCCCCTTCTGCTGATAAACAAGCTCCATGATCTGTAAGCCTTCGCTGTTGCTGATGGTATCACCGTTTTTGTCCTTCAGGCTTTCGATCCCGCCTTTCGCCAGATAGAGCACAATATACTGGGCTTCTGAAACGCCCGTTTTTTTGACGGTCTCTACAGCCTTTGCTACCCAACCGTCCGGTTGATAGCTGCTCACGCTCATTTTCCCGACGACGTTGGCATATTCGTAGGCTTTCGCAACGGCATCTGCCTTATCGCCGTCGCTCATGGACTTATAGCTCGCAAGTCCCGTGAGCTCGCTGGCTATCTTATAGGAAGTCTGCCCGCGCTTTGTGGCGTACTTGACGTATTCCTCGCCGGTCAACTGTTTG